AGCGATTACAACATTGTCTACGATTCTTCCTAAATATAGTAAATGTGATCCGAAACTCAGCTTTGTACATTATCTGAAAGGTAACTGTTATGATAAAGTGTTCAGTGGGCATACCGCATTTGTTTTTCTCGCAACTCTCATTTTCCAACGTGAACAGATTATTAGTTTTTCCTTTTTTGCTTTGATTAATGTACTAAATACAATAAGTATTCTACTTACACGATCACATTACACACTCGATGTGATTATTGCGTATATTATAACCTATTTAGTCTATGATGGTGACTATCATCTCTTTACAGATTTTTTCAATGATTTCTATAAATCCTTTAGTAAGTAGATGGGTTCTGTGCGGTGGTACATGCTTTTCTCGGCGTGGATTTTTATCGCATCCGTATTCTATCCGTATCATAAAATCTCGACATTTCCATTGAACTGTTTAGCTCTTATAGGATTTGCCGAAGTGATTGGAAAGCCTTGGATTGAAAGTCCCGTAAAGCGCGTGTTTCTTGTATTAATACATACTCTACCTTTTCTCTGGATTCCGATGGATTTCGGTTATAAAACATTATTCTACAATGCATTATTTGCCATTAGCTATCTCACTTTCATGAACTTAATGAACCTAAGTGTTCTCCGAACGTATATGACCGTTATGTACGAAAATCATAAAACATTTAGAGAGTATTTGCGGGTTCGCATAGGATAAAGGATCCTCACATCTCTCATCAGATGGATGGACTCGGTGGAGCCTCGCGCCCACGTGGCGATATTACAACCCTCTTGGATCTTGCGACCCGTGACAGCCAAGATGATTATTTTACACCTCTTAACTCAGAATCAACCTGGTTTACGCGCGATCAAGAACGTAGAAACCGTCCGTTTGTTCCCGCAGTCCAGAACTTTGCCTTTCGTGGTCCCGCTGCGTTTGGACAACGATTTACGTTTGATCTAGGATCCATGTCATGTGGAGATCTTTTATTTGGCATGTTTCTTCAAATCAAACTCGGCCACTGGTTTGATCAAACAACTGTTCTTCGTATTCTCTCTGGTCGGTATCAATATTCCGATCCGACTCAGGCCTGGTTCTATGCAAACTCACTTGGAACTGCGATTATTGCAAAGGCCGAACTAGAACTTGAGGATCAGATTGTTGAAACGATTACTGGAGATTTTGCCTTTACGGTTGGCCGATTATTTCCAGATTTGAATATGCAAATCGGACTTAATACAGACGGTGTAGGGTATACAACCATTCCGCGACTGCGAAGCTGGAATCCAAATCGTGTTTTTCCAACAGAAGGTGGAAAAATCATCGCTATGCTTCCTTTCTTTTTCAGTCGGGCGAAGTTACAAGAAGCATTTCCATTGATTGCATGTCGTGAAGGAACTGTCCGAGTTCACATTACACTTCGTCCTTTTGAGGAATGTGTTCGTATTGCAAATGGTCTTCGCGCCTCTTGTACGGATACTCCACTTGGTAAAATATTTAACTTTGTTGATACTGGATATCCATTCCGCCCTACAATCCAAGTAACGGCGACCGCAGATCCCCCGCCCTTTCAAGATATTCAACTGATTACCTACGGATCATATTTAACGGGTGATCTTCGAAATAAAATGTTGCGTACACCGTTTGAGATTCTCCACCGCGCAGTAGAAACTTTTATATTCTCAGAACCATTGAAATATCTTGTAAATAAATCTGCGGGAGATACGATTACGGTACAGCTTCCTTTAGAGGCCAATCATCCAATGGAAGAGATTGTCTGGTTTTTACGTCGCAAGGCTGCGATTGTAAATAATAATGAATGGACAAACTACACCTCGGTGACCAGTTCAGAATATGACGCGACTTACAATACTCCGCAACCTTATTTACTTTCTGCGAGATTTCAAATCAATGGTATTGATTTAGTTGACGCAGAAGAAGGATATTTTCGTCAACTCATTGCTCGTCATCATATGAGTGGTATTGCTGCGTATGCTTCCTATGTATATGGATATCCGATTGCGAGAAGTCCCTCGGATCATCAGCCGTCAGGAACTCTCAATGCGAGCCGTGCGCAGAGTGTACGTCTTACATTAACTGTGCGTCCTCCAGGTGGTGCGTATGATCAAGAATGGGAAGTTGTCGTCTTTGTGATTGGGTTACGATGGCTGCGTTTTGAGAATGGTATTGCGAATCGTATGTTTGAAACCTAAAAATTTGAACTTATTCATTTACATAATCATATTCACCACAAAATGGCTACACCCGCTCCACGCCGTTTTAACAAATATCCAAATCGTGTTGAGAAGGAGCCAAAATGCGCTCATACCTTCGCAAAGAATCTTATTGAGAAGGAAGGTTCAAAGTTCGAGAATAACTCTCTTACAAACTCAGGCTGGGCTCATATTCATGTCGCCTTTATTGTAAAGCGCGGTAAGATTCTTGCTGAGGCCTGTAATCAGTTTGGTGCTCGCCACATGGGCTGTGGCTATTCAGATTGGAGCATTCATGCGGAGCGTGCCGTCGTGAAAAAAATCGGTAATACCGATTTACTTCGCGGCGCTGATATGTATGTCTTTCGTATTGGACGAACTCCACAGAGTCGCTATTCGCAGCCATGCCAGGCCTGTGAAGTATTTCTGAGAAAATGTATGAAGGAGTACGGCCTGCGGTTTGTCTTCTATTCAATCTAAAGTAGTTCTATCAGCGTAGAATAGATGGTGGCATCGTTACTCAGACCACTTCATTCAGGCATTCAAGATTTGCGCCTACTTCCTCCAAAAGGTCAACCAAATATTGATTTTTTTAAGAAAGTTTTTTATAAATGCGGCCGCTTTACCACACAATGGGTCCGTATTGATTTCGATCAAGTTCCGGATTTTGGAAAGTCTGTTACCTCTACACTTCCGCGCCAGGGTCATTTAATCAGTCGGCTCTATTGTGTAATCAATCTTCCCGATATTGCTGGACCGCAGATTGCCGCGCGTGCTGCGACCCCTTCCTTTGCGGGTCCAACATTTGGTTGGACAAACGGCATAGGCCATGTAATGATACAGCAGGCTCAAATGGATATTGGAGGCGCCCGTGCGGAAACAATAGATTCTCGTTTATTAGAAGTTCTTGACGAGTTTCGTACACCTTTAGAAAAGGTCACATCCGTTAATAAACTCATTCAACGGTATGATAACGGATTTAATAAACGAACAATCGGTTGGGATCCGAATGGTCGTCCTACCCGTGTGGCCGTGCCACTGCCTTTCTGGTTTGCACGTGGTGATTCTGGTTCTTTTTTACCGATTGATGCGATCAGCTCGGATCTGGTACGCCTTACGGTCCAGTTTGCGGGTCTTGGAGATACATATGTAAGTGATGTTATAACAGATCCAAAGATTGCAAAAGAACCTACAAAAGTGTATCCGCAGATTCTTGAATCACCTTTCTATAAAACCGATCCAGCAGGAAGCATAACATTGAATGGATCAAAGGTAAGTTTGATTTCTGGATACAGTATGCCAACGGGACTTTCTCTAGGAGACACATATTTAATGGCCGAATATATCTATTTAGACAAGGTCGAAGCAAATCGTTTCCGACTCGCGGATATTATTCTTCCTGTTGCGCAACACTATCAGATTGAGCCGTATGATACACGCAACTTTACATCGGTAAATATACCCATACGCATTCCCAATCCGACACGTGATCTTTATTTTTATGCGCAACGATATGAGGCACCAAGTTATAATGCACCTTTTTTGGCTACGCGCGATTTGAGTAGCTCAGTTGTACCGACTCCACCTTGGTGGCCAGATGCGAGTGGCTTAAATGCTCGATTCTTTACAGCCGATTATATACCGGCATTTAGTACACGGGATTCAGATCCGATTTCAGAGATTGCACTTCTTTATGAAGGCCGCTTGATTCGCTATGGTACACAGACTTCAGCACTATTTAGAAGTATTATACCTTCATTAAATCAACGAAAAACCCCTTGGGTAAATCGATATTATTATACATTACCCTTTGGTGTATTAAATGGATTTCTACCACCATCTGTGCCTTCGGGTGAAGCAAACTTAGATAAAATACGTCGTATTGATTTACAACTTACGATCAGTCCAAATCGTGGATGTGTACCTGGAACGGATGTTGAGCGTTTCTGGATTTACATTTGGGCAGAAACGTACAATATTTTCCGTATTTATGGCGGTCGCGCAGCTCTCATGTTTGCTTATTAAATATTCATATGAATAGTAAGGATGAATTTTATGAAAGAACTACAGGAACGCTTTCCAGAGTATACCATACATCCTGTTGAAACTACACATCATACCAATGTTTTGCGATTAGTAAAAGATGGGTATCCGACATTCATTGCTAAAACAATATGGCACGATATGTCAGATCCTGAAGGAAATATGGGAATAAAAGCACAAGATAAAGCATATAGAACCGAAGTAAAAATACTTAAACTTCTTCCAAAATGGTGGGGCATTCATCTTATTGATAACTTTAAGACACCATTAAATCGGGTTATTGTCACAAATGAAATAATAAATGTTCCGTGGACTTCATATAAGAAGGGTACACATGATGTAGAAATAGCTAAATGTGTATGTAAGCAACTACAGTGGCTTCATTCACATAAAATAGCACATAAAGATTTAGAACTAAAAAATATTCTACTTACAGATTCTGCTCGACCTTTGATTATTGATTTTGAAAAATCAAGTCTTATGGCTACAAAAGAACAGATGAATGCTGATTATAGTATGATAGTAGCTAGTATGAAAGAACATGCTACAACAAAATCAATTGGAACTCTTATTGAGGATAGTTTCAAAGGGATCCGAATGGGCCGTAGAAAGACAAGGCGATTATAGATTATTCTAGTAGGTCAAACACAAGCTCTTTATAGTCCGCAGGTGCCTCAACCTCTACAGAAATCACATCTCGTGCCCACGATCCAATAAGAGGCGAATCACCGCGGTAATCACCGCCGCCACGTCCATTGCCCTCGCACGTTAGCAGAGGCAGCGGATGATATTTCATTCCTTCCTCTTCAGCCTTAGATGCCATCTTATCAACGAACTGCTTCTTGCTGTGATTGATGATGTAGCGGTAGATCGTCGTATCCTTTTCTTGCGGGTTGATCATATTGTACTCGTCGCACATTCGGTACAGATTATTCTCCTGGTTAGGATCAGCGTCTGCGTAATCCCCAGCCCACACTACACGCGACTTGTGGTGAGGCCCATCAGGACTCAGACCATACTCAAACGTTGACACGAAATTGTTTCCAAGATATGAGTGCTCCGTCAACTTTAGACCATTTCTGTAGTTGTGAGCACACATCCAAACAACAATCTTGCCATCTGCGCTAAGAATAATAGGGTAATAGTATTGTCCCATTTTACTGTACATACAGTATTACTAAACATACAGTTCAATTTTTACTGTTGATTTTTTTTATTTTAGAGTAAAGTAAAAAAAATCTCTGAAATCGGAATCGAACCAATGACTTGGGGAGATCCATTGCTGAGCGCAAAACGCTACAATCCCCCGCTCTACCAACTGAGCTATTCAGAGGCGGGGGCTTATCGCCCTGCGGGATCTACTAAGAAGTTCTTTAGATCTACTTGCGAACAATTTCAGGTGATGTCTGCCATTCATACTCTTCCTCTTCACTGATCTCTTCATTTAGCTGTTCATGACGTGGAAGACGAAGAGCGGTTGAAAACCGACTAAAGGTTGGAATCACAGATGACATTTCAATAGATCGGCGGCCTGTATCAAAGACACGAACAGACCGATCAGTCTCTTCTTTCTGAAGCGTTGAACGAATACGCTCAGCAAGAGTAGGTCGTATGTATTCCTGTGGTGGAAAAGGGGGTGTGGTTGGACGACGAAAGGATGAAAGGGCTGGAAACTCACGCTCTGACATGGGTGGCTGTGACTGGATTGTCACAGGTGGATCATCAACAAATGAATATCGCGCAGGAGTTTGCCGAGGGAGAGGTCTTGGCCTCGCAGAAGGGGGGCGTGCGGGTGGAACATCGGGTACAGCAGGGGTTGGTGCCGGTGCGGGCATAGTAACAACTGGCGCAGGAGTGGGTGGTGGAAGATGAAGTGGACTATCATCCATTTCATCGTCATAATAGAGCGAAGCAAACCGATTCTTACTCATTTTAACACGGTGTACAAAGTATATGTGTATACGACCTTTCAAATTTTTGATGCTATAAATTTGATGTTATGTATGCTATATGTAG